GTCGTGTATGACAATGGTCATATCAACCGGGTGCTCCTCGATGAGTACCAGAGTACCCTGCTGAGATGAGACAGTGGAATTTCTATGATAGGGTTTATCGCCGATGGGTGTGCCTTGAAATCGGAAGCTTCGAGGAGTTTAAGACCGAAATCGAATCACTTGGTGCGAGCAGAGATGTCATGGAATGTATCGTAGTGGCAAAGGGACTATGTATAGAGCTCAATGACGGGAACAACACGACTGGCCAGCGCTGTACGATAATCTGGATGCCAAAATATGAAACAGCCACCTTAGTCCATGAGATATCCCATCTCGTGATGATGTGCTTCGAACAGGTTGGCGTTCCTATAAGCCGCGATAATACCGAGGCTTTCGCCTTTTACGCCGAGTTCTGGTTTGGTGAGATGCAGCGGGCTCGGAAAAAATACCCGGACGGCAAACCCCCTAAACTAGCGAAACAATAATAAACTGTTAATGTAACCTTGACTTGTTCGTAATTTGTTCGTATAATGCAGCGTAAGCACTGAGCCTGGGTAAAGCAGGTGCTCCCTAACCCGGAGTATCTGTTTTTTTTATGACCCCGAACGGACCCCAGCAACAAATCTCCAGCACCAGCAATGCGCGCGGTGCTAATCGCCTACCAGAAAATGACGCCGACTGGAAGCGCGACCTCGAATCAAACGGCTCGGAGAACGTCACCGGCGGCGACAACGCCCTGCGCGGGCTGCTTTCTTCCGAGTATGAAACCGCCCAGAACGCTATCCGTTATTTCTCGCTCGACTGGGACGAGTTCGAGGACCTGCTGTTTGTCCAGGGACGCTCTCCCGATAACTCACGGATACGCGTTTCCGAAGGTTCCCTCTCTACTATCGTCATCGAACGGGCCGGACGGGTCATGTCCAACTCCCCGACAGGCGTTGTCCGCTCCCTCGGCATCCAGAACCAGGGCAAGGGGCTGCTGATGAACCTCGTCCTCGACAAACATATCTACCCGAACGCCAACTACCAGTACGACATGGATACCAAACTGTTCCTCTGGGACATGTACTCCAACGTCTACGGCGCCATGGCGATGTGCTATGACTGGACGGTTACGGATAACTACGTCGGCCCCGATTGCTGGCTTATCCCGATGCGCAATTTCTTCCCCCAGCAAGGCCGCCTGAGCGTCCGCAACTGCGACTTCGTGTTCGTATCCAACTTCGTGTCCAGAGACTTCCTTCAGGAGCTCGTGGACGATGAGATAGATGGCTACGACCTTGATGCTATCCAGATGATACTCGACCAGACCGCCCACGGCGCCACTATGCCGAAAGCCCGCCAGGACTACCTGCGCACCAACCCGATGTGGGAAACGAGGCGCCGGGCACCTTTCACGGACACGAATGAAATAGAAGTCGTGACGAAGTACGAAGCCGGAAAAGACGGGCGGTGGCTCGACTTCTGCCCCGACTTTGATAACGTCGTTATCCGCAATATCCCAAACCCCCACAAGAGCGGACGTATACCCGTCGTTTTGAAGCCGGGACTCCCGACCCTCGACTCGATTATCGGTCGGGGCGACATGGAAGCCGGGCGTTACCAGCAGTACGCCATGGACACTACCCTAAACCTCCAGATAGACCGCCTCCGGCTGGCTACCTATCCGCCGATCAAGGTGGTCAACGGCAACGTGGTCATGCCTTCTATCCGCTTCCAGCCAGGCGCGAAGTGGCTCGTATCCAACCCCAACGACGTGACCCACCACCAGTTCCCCGACGTCCAGGAGAACATGAACCTGACCTACCAGTTCCTCAAAGGCGCCATGAACAACACCCTCGGCAATACCACGACCCAGGTATCTACCGAAGCCAACGGCCCCGTCCAGGGTAAGACGCCCCAGGCGATTAAAGCCCAGAACTCCTCGCAGTCCACCCGTGACGCCATCGACACCAAACTTATGGGTAAGGCCATCGAGGAATTGTTCGGCGGCATGATTAACCTCATCAACGACGTTGACCATCCCCAGCCCATCGAGTTCTACCAGTTCGGACAGGAAATCGCCCAAATCGCCCAGAACTATCCCGACATCAAGGATTGCGTCCGTTTTGAGGGGCAGACCAAAGGCGCCGATATCTCCACCGCCAAAGCCGTCAAGATAACCATCAAGCCGTCCCGTATCAAAAACGAAAAGGGTTACTTATACCAAATAGACCCGATGAGCACCCAGCGCCAAGACCAAGAGGCGGAACACGCCCAGCTCATTGAAATCTGGAACGAACTCTTACCGAATTACCAAGCCATCTCCGGCTTGCTGCAGCAGTCCAACATGACGTTCGACTTCGCCACGTTCTTCAAACATCTCTTGCAGACCGGCGGCGTCAGGAACATCGGCGACATCATCAAGCCGGTGTCTATGGGTATGAACCAAGGCGCAGCACCGCAGAGCCAGCAGACCCAGGGGCAACAGGGGCAAGCTCCCGAGAACCGTATGACCGAGCAGATAAACATCAAAGACCTGCCCCCTGCCGGAGCCGTCCAGCTTGCCGCCCAAGCCGGTATCCAACTGACTCCCCAAGACTTCGAGCAGCAGAGCCAGCAGGAAGCAGCCACCAAACTCGACGCTCAGAAGCAGTTAAAGGGCATACCCTCGGCACCGTCCACCCAGCCTGTTGTCCAGGCACAACCGCCCATGCCGACCTCTATACCCGAAATCGCCCAAGCCAGAGCCCAGATAGCCGCTACCCACGCTGGAATACATAAGAAACTAAGCGACGACATCGCCGCCGGGAGGATGTAACTATGCCGACATTCAACGTCAGTGATATCGCCAGCAAGAGCCGCGGCAGCTTCGCCCATCGTGCCGGGAGTTTGCAGCACTTCGATGATGAATTGTTAGGGCTCAGCCAGCCCGAACTGACGGCTGAGGAGCAGGAACACGATACGGAAATAGCCGCCCTCGCTGAAATAGCCAGCCTCTTAAACCACCCAGGCTACCAGAAGATGCGCCAGGCTCGACTCGATACTATCGCGCACTACCGTTCAGGAGCCTTCGCCCGTGAGCTTTTGACGAACGGCTCGATTACCGACGCCGAGTTCGGCGCCAAGATGCGCGTCGGACTGCTCGTGGCTGAGGAGTTGGAGAAAGAACTATTAACCGTCGAAGCGGCTGATGAAGCCGTGGAGCAGGAGAAAACCCGTAAACGCAATGGCAGACGACGCAGTAGCCCGAGCCAGACAGGACTTTGAATATGAGCTCAAGAATACGAACGCTCCTGTCTTTCCCGACCTTGATAAAGTCCACGCTGCGTTACGCGCTCAAGCGAAGGCCAATGTTACCCATGTCCCTAGGCAGCAGGGTCCCTACCTTGTCTGCGTTTCCTGCACCAACCAGCACACCATTTCCTATGTCGGCAGCCGTAAAAAACTGGTCGGTCTTGACCAAGGAGGGAACCCAATCCTAGAAAACCGTTTCTAATGCCCTTCTATCCGGCTCCCCAATTAGCGTCAGTGAACCGGGAGCCAGATAGGGGGACATCACCCCCGGGCGACGCACGAGCCTATAACAGGTGTGAACAATGGAGATAACGCCATGGACCAGACGCAAATAGGTGCTACTGTTGGCACCGCTTCCACCTCGTCTGAGGGAGCAGCTTCCAATCAACAGGACCCGACTCAACTACGACCAGGACAGAACGGCATGGTCGATGCCGGAAGTTCTGAGGGTAATCGTAATTCCGGCTCCAGTGATGGGAGTGGCGGTGGAGATAGTAGTGACGGGGGCCGCAACCGCCCAGGACGGGCAGAACGGCGCATTAGTGAACTCACGTCTCGTATTAAAGAACTTGAAGCCCAGCAGTCTAAAGGCAGCGACCTGTCGCAGCAGCTTATGGCGTCGCGCATATCGCCAAGTCAAGTCCAACTCCCCGATTACTCGCAAATGACCGAGGTGACACCAGCCCAAATACAGGCTGATATCGTCAAGGCCGCCGAGCAAATTGTGGACATTAAGATGGGCGCATTGGCGACCACCCTTGACCAAAAGGTAACGCGAAAAGACGCCGCAGGCAGAGCATTACAGGAAATTGCCAAGGCGAAGGAGCAATACTCAGTTCTCAACGAGAATGACGAGGAACACTACAATGCGGAACTCGATGAAAGCATTGGTAACGGTTACTTTGAGATTTTCAAAAATAACCCCAACTACAGCTTCACTGAGTACCTGAAGTCGTTTAAGCCAGTCCTAGACCTCGCAAATACAGCCGCCAGCGATGGCGCGACCAGAGGGGTAGGAACGAATCGGGGAACGGGGGCAATCCGCCCAGCCGCCTCATCTCGACGGAGCCAAAAATCTCCTTACGATATGAGCCTCGACGAGTTGGAAGCCTACATTCACTCCCAGAATGGCCGTTAATACACTCTAAAGGTTTCATTCAATGGCACAAAATACAACCTCTAGCCTGAGCAACGAAGTTGCCGTTTTTTACGAACGACACTTCCTAGAACGGGCACGAGCAATGTTGGTGCACCAAGAGGGAGCACAGTTGCGCGGTATCAGCGGCAACAGCGGCAAGCAGACAATCTTCAACCGCTTTAGCCCGCTAAGCCTCGCAACGACAGCTCTAACCGAGGGTACTAATCCTGCCGCAGTCACTTTGACTGACACGCAGGTAACGGTTACTCTCGCGGAATACGGCAACCAAATCCAGGTTACCCGACTCTTGAGCACTGTCGATATTGATGACCGCGACAAAGAGAAAATCGATGTGGTCGCCCAGAACATGGGCGAGACGTTGGACGCGTTGGTACGCAATGCCCTCGCAGCCGGAGCAACTGTAATCAGTGGCGTCGGTGGTAATCTAACGCCCGCATTGGTGGCACAATCTGTTGCAACACTGAAAGAGAATAAGGCTCTCATGTACCCAGGTACGTTCGGCTGGATTGGTAAAATCCAACCTGAAACTGAGTACGACCTCATTCAATCAACGGTGTGGCAGAACGCTGCCGTTTACTCGAACGTCCAAGCCCTGTACGCAGGCGAGATTGGTGCGCTGTACGGCGTCCGCTTCCTCGTAACCAACCAAGGTTACCAGATTGCTGGCACTCCAGTGTACTACTACAGTTTCGTACACGGCCGTGAAGCGTTCGGTGTCTACGACAACAAGATGGACCCACCGAAGCTTTACATCGTGACCGGCGCAGATTCAAACAACCCTGCCGAACGGTTCCATACCATTTCATGGGCTGGACAGTTCGCTTCAGTTGTCTTGAATAGCTCATGGATCATGGCTGTCGAGACTCAAGCTTCTATCTCTTAATCGGGGTAGTTCCTTGAGGGGGAGGCGGAGCCGTCAAACGCTCCCCTCCCTCATCTAAGTACAATAACTAATCAGGAATTATCTATTATGGCTACAACTGCAAAGACCGCGCCAGCGGCACCGGAAGACAAACCGGAAATCGTTTCCCCAGTTTCATCGAACCAATCAGCCAAGACCTTAAACGCCAACAATGGTCCGGCGCCAGTCGGTAAGCTTATTGTTCAAAAGACTATCAAAGAGCTAGAGGCTGAGCTTGACAGCAATACGTTCAAAAGCATCGATGAGTTCGTCAAGAAGCACTGGGAAGCAAAAGACGCCAACGTCCTGCGTATGGCGGAAGTTTTACGCATGGATACTTCCGAAGTTTGGCAGGTCATCAAAGACCTCGGCGTGAAGCTCTCAGAAGGACTCTAGTACCATGCAGGGGTATGACGACTCGCGCATGGCCGATATGCGCCTTCTTCAACACAGGTTGGACAACCCTTCACTCACCGAAAACGAACGTCGCAAAATAGAGGGCGCCATCTACGCCATTAAAAACCAATCCCAGTACCGCTCTATCCAGAAATTGCGTGACCGTATGACCGTGGCCGTCCGCAACGGCGACAACAAACTTGCCGAAGAAATATCCCGCGAGGCAAAACGGATAGATAGGGACTATGGGCGCAATTCGTAGTATAATAAGTGCAGATATAGCCATCAGGAACGGGCGTATCACCTAATTCGATGTAATAGTCGGACGGGCGATATGACCCGTTTTTTATATGTAAGGAATATATAACATGGCAAACCCTCTCGCGTTTACCCAACCCGGAGCTACTCCCTTTAACACAATGGCGTCAAGCGGTCCGGCTCAGCAGGCTTTCCAAAC